CTGAAATGGATGCCCGTGGATTTTGGTCCATGCAAAATTGTATCTCCTCTGGCTATCTTGACACCGTTGCTGGTGCCAGGACAGTTTCTGTTCAGAAACAATCCGACGCAGTCGGCATTGTTTCTAACCGCCTCTTGAGCAAAATACGTAATCAAGATGTGAATCTTGCCGTTGCTCTTGGTGAATACCGCGAAACCGCGGCGTTCATCTCTACCGTTCTTGCAAAGATTGTAAAATCTGGCAAAGAACTTAAGAGAGGAAACATATCAAAAGCTTTGCGCATCCTTACGGGTCGCAAGAACGCAAAATGGGCTGACATACCCAATGTGGCTTCTGATATGTGGTTAGCTTACTCTTACGCACTGACTCCATTGTTGATGGATGTATACGGCTCTGTTGAGGCTCTTGCCAAAAGCAAGAAACCTTACATTGACGTGCACACAGTGCGTGCCGGTATGAACTTCCCTGTCCAAGGGAAGATCAGCTATGATAGCGAGTTCTTCAGTTCAGTATCCGCTACCATGCGGGTATCTGGCGAGGTTAAGTTTACGGTGTCAAATCCGTTAACACGTTCGCTTGATAGTTTGGGTCTTATCAACCCATTCTCGGTCGCTTGGGAGTTAGTACCGCTTTCCTTTGTTTACGATTGGTTCATTCCAATTGGCGACTATATCGAGAGCATCGTCCCCCCACAAGGGGTTGACTTTGTTAGCGGTTGGGTTTACGCGAAAACAGAAGGTGGTGTTTACCACAATACCGTGAAGACGTATAGCATCGGTTGGCGCACTTTTGCCTCCTCGAAAGAGGTGGTTAAGCAGCGAATCGTGTTATCTTCTTTCCCCCGGTATACTGTAGTAGTCCCAGATATCTCTCTCTCGAAGGAGAAAGTGGCATCTGGGCTGGCTTTGCTTTGGTCTCTTTTCGGATCAAGCAAGTCAAGCGGGCTTAGGGTTTAACCCCTTCGCCGTTAACTAAACTTACGCTCTTTTCAGGAGCATACCTCAAGGAGTTGCTAAATGGCAGCTATTGCAAACATCGTCATCAATGACGCGCTGGCGACACCAGTTCCACACACCTTCGCACCTGCGAAGACCTCTGCGGATACTGCGCTTTTGGAAGATCGGGTTGCTGGGCAATATATCGGCTTTAACAAGCTGACAATTTCCCTCGTACGCCCGACCGGAGCATCGAAAGATGCCACCCGGAACCTCAAACTCTCGATTAAAATCGAGACACCGAAGCTGGAGACTGTGTCTAACAACACTTTCTCGGGCATTGCCCCCGCTCCTACCATCAGTTACCGCCCCGTTGTGGAGCTGATGGCGACTTTTCCGGAGCGCTGTAGTCTGCAAGATCGTAAAGATCTTCAGGCGTACATTCGTAACGCCCTCAGTAATGTCTTCATTACTGATGCGTTCGAAAAGTACGAATTGCCCTATTAATTTAGGTTCTTTTCTCTTCTGAGGTTTTCTGCTATGAGCATCCAGGCAGTACACGAGGTTCGGTTGAACCTCGACGCACTAACTTACGCACAAAAAGTTTGGGAAGCGATTGATACGCCTCTGTCACTATCTTGTTTCATCATGTGTAAATATGATGAGCACGTTCAGCTGATAAGCAAAAAGATCGATCCCCTTTCATATGTGGATCCCCTCAAATTTTACCTTGATTACCAGAGTGTCAGCTTGCTGACCAAATATCCTCATTTGGATACTGGTATCGACACCGAAAGTGTCGCAAAGGCGAAATTTGATGAGGCCGAAGAACAGTGTCTTCGAACAAACGAACGTTTTCGGTTAAGAGATTCCGGTTGTCTTTTCGACAATCGCGTGGAACGCATCCTCTCGGGTGCTTCACGTAAAATCGCTCTTATCCTTGGAAATGTTCCTAGTTTGGAACGTCTGTCCTTTAGCTTTGGACCCGGCGCTGCGTATGGGGTACGGGGGGAAACCTCCGTGTTCAATAAAGTCACAAGTACTTTAGAGTGCACTTACGCATTTGTTGACAAACTTCAAGAGTTTCTTGAAGAATTTCCCGGTTGGGTCCCTCATGGGATCCATGACGTTAATGTCTTACCGGGCAGTCAACTAACCTTTGTGCCTAAAAACGCAAAGACCGATCGCGCTATCTGCATCGAACCGCTTTTAAACGGTTTGTATCAGAAGGGCATCGGTACTTTCTTACGCAAGAAGTTGAAGTCTCACGGCGTCAACCTCGATGATCAAGGTGTCAACCAAAAGTTGGCTTCTGTTGCTCATTCTGCGTCACTTGCGACAGTCGATTTCTCGTCTGCGAGTGACACTATTGCGTATAGGACTGTCATGGATCTGTTACCGTTTGATTGGTTTCAGTTCCTTGAAGTTGCCCGCTGCCCTCGGTTTGAATACCGAGGAAAATGGCAGAACTTTCAAAAGTTCTCCAGCATGGGCAACGCATACACTTTCGAATTAGAAACCATTCTCTTTTACGCACTCGCTTACGCGTGTTGCCAGGAGCTTGGTCTCGAAATCAAGACAGGTGTAAATCTGTCTGTGTATGGGGATGATGTCATCATCCCGCAGGCCGCGTATGACCTCTTCTCTGAGGTCGCTGTAGTATGTGGATTCACTGTGAATGAAGAAAAGTCCTTTTCTAAGGGACAATTCTTTGAATCATGTGGCCACGACTACTTTTCAGGCATCCCCGTTCGACCTTTTCTCATCAAGAAGCGCCTTAACCGGCTCCTTCCTTCCTTCTATGCTGCCAACACGATCAGACGCATTCAAAATCGTCTCCCTGCCGACCTCGGGTTTCCCGGGGTTAATCGCAATAGCATTAATAACCGTTTTAATGGTGTTCATGCTTGGGTTGTTGGCCGTATACCTCACGACTTTCGGGTCGTGGGTCCAGAAGGCTATGGTGATGGACACCTCATCGGAGAACTCGACGAAGCAGCCACAAGCCGCCCCAGTCGTGTTACCCGAGACCGTCAATTTGACGGTTGGTGGTTCCACACGTACGCAGAGCGACCCATCCGAGTAAAACTCGGAGAATGTCCTTCTGCCTACGCCCTCTATTTCGTGAGGGATCCCATAGGAGATTTACCGGCTTTTGGTCTTTCATCAAGATCATTGCCGGTATGCTCAGAACCGCTTGACAACGGTTCTGGGTATGCTGTGCGCGGTAAAACGCGCATACAACGCGCTCGTACTCTTTGCCACGGTTCGTGGCGAGGTTGTAAGAGCGAATACGGGATAAGTGATTATCCCGACGTTGTGCCTAGATCTGATTTTCGCCCCTCACGGGGTGGTAATCATCTGGCAGCAGTCGAACACGCATAAAAAGGTATGCACCGGCGATTAGTCATCGCCAAGTACCGGCCGCAAGGCCGTTGCCCTTAGGGTGGAGTTCGGTTCGTCCGAATGAAAT